ATGGAAAATTTACTAAACGGAAACGATTTACTAAACGCAGGTTACCTGCGTGGCAATATTTTAGGCACGGCTTTAAAGATAGCCAACTCTCATTTTACTAACCAACCTAAAGAAGATGTGATAGTATAATCGCAAAATCCAATGTTCCTAAAATTTAAAACCAAATTTCCTTTTTTCAGTCAAATATAATAGAATTTAAACACTCTTTAAACGATATTTAAACGCCAGTAAAAAAATACTTTAAAGTGCTAATTTACTGGCGTTTTCTTCTTTAACTGTTTGGCTGTATCATTGCTTTTGACTATCTTTACAACACTATAAGTCCGTTATAAACTTTATAAGACGTTCTTTAATCAAAGCTTTGTTTTTATCCATCGTTATAGCCATAGAGCCTTTTTTATATGGCGGATAAGGCTTTTGTTGAAACTTACTTTTAAATCGCTTACAAAGCGGGAAAATGTACCTGTAGGTGTCAACCTTAAAGAATTCCAAATCTCCTAATATGTATGCGACGTTATTACGTATATATATGCTTTTACTGTCCATCCTTGTGGTGTTCATCTGATGGTTTATTTCGCCGGTGCGCTTATTACGGGCAAATACCGTCTCATGGCTACCATAGTATTGAAAGTTGGATGCCTTATAGATCGTCCCGCATCCTAAACGACCATCAGCGAAGGATTGCACAGCGACTATATTTTTATCAAGCTTTGGCAATTGCTTAAGGGAATGCGCGATTAGTAAGCTTTCAGCATTTTTACCTAACTCATCACTTATCCACATCCGATTAAGTTCTAATATTATGGCCTCAGGATTGGGGTGTGTAAATAGCCTTGCTTTAGGGTGCATCGTGTAGCCATATACAGCCACGCCAATGCAGTTATCTGTGCCAGGTCTATAAAACCCGAAATTGTATAGGCCAAAACCTGCATTATTCCATTTGTTGCTGTAATGATTTTTTATAATTAGCTCGCGGGCCACTTCTTTAGGCACTTGCCTAATTTCTAATTCTCCTAAATTTTTTGTTGTTAATCTTAACGTTTTAAATTCCATTCGTATTTTGATTGATGATTGATGATGATTATCTTTGCAGCTCTCACAGGTAATTTTATAACGCGACAAAGCCACAACCAGAAGACTTTTTGTCCTCCGACTGTGGCTTTGCTGCTAAATTTAAAATTACCGTGAGAAGTTTTTTAAATGTCGGGGGGCTTTTTTTATTTCTTGCCCCCTAAGAGTTTCTTAATGACCGCTTTTAATGCAGGAATGCCGCCCCAAATTTGAAACGCTACCGCAAACGCTACTACCGCCACTACTAACATTGGAACGTTCCACGCTTTAAGAGTAAATAAAAGCCATACAGGAACGATTGCAACATAAGCGGTAATACCACCTAATGCTGTTGAGATTTCCTCACAGTTGCTTTTAAATGCGGTTTCTGCTCCGTCTCCCTGACTTGCATTGCGCAAACCCGCAATAACCAGGCACACTATAGTTGCTATTAAAAATAGAACAAAATACTTTTGCCCTGCCGGTTTCGCTGTGCTGTCAATCATTGCAGCCGAAAATACTGTTATTGCTCCTCCAAATAATGCGTTGCCGTGAAAACGCTGTTGTAAAAAGTTAGCTTTGATGTAAGCCAGTTTTGTTTTTAATCCCATTGTGTTGATTTAATTATTATTTATTTTGAGTTACTGGTTATCGCCGTTTCTTAACGGTCTTTATTACACTCCCTTTAGACATCATCACTATGCTTAACCCCTTAAAGCCTACAGCGCGTTCTATATACTGCCGCCTGTTAGTCATAATCGAAATTGACTTAAAGCCCTTTACAACCTCTAAAGGTTCTTTTGGCTTAAGCCTTAATGATAAGCCGCTAAATCCTGCCATTATAAATAGTTGTTTCGTAGTGTAATCCTAAATTGCAGCCATATAGCATTAACCGGGTTAGTGGTTGCGGGGTTATAGCCAACCGCCCCGTTACTTTTGCCTACATTGTCCACGCGGGGTGCGGTGTTGTATGTAAATACACCCCAATTACCCACAGGGAGCAAATTGCCATTTGTCCAGTCGGCGGCGGTTATTGGTTGCGTTTCGTTCAGCGTCCATCGCATTTCGTAGGTAAGGCGGTCAGGGCTTCCCATACCTGTAGCATCATTGCCGGCATAAGGGTTGCTATCCGGAACGTTAAGGTTACTGGTAGAACCACCCGCTGTGCTTTTATTAAAGTTTAGCGCACCGTTGTATATTATAGCTTCAATCTCGCTTGCATTAGCCCCTGTCCTGATAGGTGCAGAAACTATTGAACCAACGGTTACGTTTGGCGAAAGCACAATATCGTTACCACTCATTTCCACACCAGTCCATACAGAACCATTACCAATTAGCCATTCCGCATCATTAACGGTCGTTGACCGTGCGGTTTGTGTGCCGCCAATGTTTGTACCATCTACACGAATATGCGGGCTATCAAACTGTAGGGTAAAGTCCTTTTTTTCAACGTTGTTAAACTTAGGGGTAAGGTTAAAGGAGTTTACATTAAGTGTAGGGTTAGATACCCTGTGTGCCGCTAAATTTTGGTAATTAGTGTCTCCTATGGCAATAGTACCCATAAGGTTATTATTATCGCAGTTTGCAGGTACTATGTTTACAGTTGTCCTTATTGTAGTAACACCATTAGCATAACAAGAGGTAAGTGTTCTCACGTCACGCACATTGCAATTAATAAATATGCACTCTGTAAAGCTGTAAGTTCCCACGTTAGTACCCTCCCAATTACAATTAATAAATATGCATTTATTAAAGTTGCCATATTTACCCGCCCCAAAAGCTGTAATACCCTCAAACGTACAATTTTGAATAAGTCGCGCGAAAGTGTTTACAAAGCTGCTTACACTTCGCAGGCCTTTAAAGTTAATCCCGGACAACACAAAAGAAGCACTTGCCGGTGCTAATGCCCAATCCATTGTACTATCACCATAAACTGATACAATGCCATCTGCAACAATACCGGTAATAGAACTACTACCTCCAGTCGAAACACTTTCCGAATAGGCGCCTGAACCTACGACCAATAACCCTGCAAGGTTAAGCGCAACCGCACTGCTAATGCTGCCCTTAGGTGTATCTTTTGTAGTTCCGTTGTTGCTGTCGCTACCTGCCTTGCTTGTATAGGCACTACCGGTTATTAAAAAGTTATTCGGCATATACTGTATAGAATTTGTTTTTAATGCCACCCCAATCATTACTGTTAGGACTGGAACTATAATTTATATTTACTTTAAGTGTGGCCATTGGCAAAGGGTAAATACCCCAAACCATGCGGGAGAAAGAACCGTCGCCACATCGTTCGGTTTCTTTATTCAAAGGCGAGTTTTGCAATGCCGCATTTATTAATTCTTGCGCTTCGGGGGTTTGTTCATAATCCTGTTTTTGGGTGTCCCAAAAAACACCTGGTGCAATTTCCATAGTTATACGGTTAAGTTTAGCCCTGCACCTACAATGCCGGGCAAATAGGTTATTCTAAAAAAGTTCCAGCCTATGGGCAACGATAGTGGGGCTGCTAAGGGTAAAGCAACCGGTGTATAAGTTTGCCCCCCATTTGTAGACAATGCTAAAGAGGCAACACCTATTGCCTGTATAGATGTAACTATTGTAATAGCTGCAAAGTAGTCCCTAAAAATATTTCGGGGTGTCTCAAAGGTGTAGGTTATAAGCTCTCCCTTATCTAAGATGTTTACTGCAGTAATGAGTTCATTAACTTTAGCAGGTATTGCGTTAAACTCTGCTGCTGTCAATTTCTCATTTGTAGGCAAATTAGCTGTAGCAGCTATTTTATCGGCGTTATCCACTTTAATGCCTATATCTAAGGGGTCTATCATGGCGTTGTCAGTTCTTTAAGTTTAGTGTAGTAAGCGGTTATAAATTCAGTCCTTGCCGCCTCAGATATTTGCGTTACACCGGTTGTACTTCTAACAGCATAGTCGCCTGGTGTGCGTTCCATAATCGCATAGTATTTTCTTGCAGTCAAAAACATTGGGTAAGTGGCACCTTTGTATAAAAATGTTGCCGTTGCCAGTTGTTCCGATTTATTTTTATAAATGCGTAAGGCGTTTTCTAAATTGTACTGTGCCTCAAAATCCGCCATCTCAGTTGGAGTACGGTTTTCTAATTGGCCATCAACTATTTTTACAGGGAACACCCCAAACTTCACTTGTGGCAGGTTAGCTTCGGATAATACAAGCGCACCCTCTTTAAGGTCGGTTGTTTGCCAATAAATGAATGGTTTATTATCCATTGACGTTGCGATGTAATTACTCATAAAGTTTTTGGTATTAGTAAATAGTTTACATACAAATCCTGTGCAGAGTTACCAATTTGATACAGTTGAAGTTTAAACCCCGTAGATGTGTAACTATGGGTGGTATAGGTAATATTCTGCGTTGCACCCGCCGTGCCAGCCGAACCACTTTCAAATGTGATTAACGGAAAGTAAAGACTTGTGCCGATCGTAGGAAAGCTGATCGTATACGAGCCAGTTCCTCCAACATCTCCTATATAAAGCCTGCCGGGCTGCCTCAATGCCTGCAACAAAAAATTAGGCTTATTTAAAATTTCATTGGCCGCACCTGGTACAGCGAGCCAGTTGGGTTTAACATTTATAATGTTATCAGGCAAAGAAAACTGGCTTAACTCTAAAATTGTTTTAAGCCTGGTAAGGTTTGAGAATGGGAATACTATAGAACCTCCTGTACCAAACCTCATGTACCTGTTTTTAATAACTGGCAGCACATCGTTTACACCGTCGTCGTTGCTGTCATTGTCATACTCTGCGGTAATGTTTTCCTCAACAATACTTACCCATTCGTTGTACACACCACCAATAAACGGCAGCACTTCGGTATTATAGGCCACAAAACCCGGCGAATAATTTTGAGACGGGAGTATTAACTTAACGCCACATACAATGGTTTGCTTGCCTGCAAGCCCTGCCACAGCTTCAAAAATATCGTCAAGCGCGCCCTGAACGGTGCGCCATGTATCATTTGTACCCGGATAACCCGACTCAAGGACAGTTAATTGTTTATCTGCACCCATAGAATGTTGTAATTTTTAGAATATAAATTGTAATAATCAACTTGCCCGCGCATCTGCGTTATAAAGGCAGTTTCCCTTGTTAGGCTTGTTGGCCTTAATGATGGTGGCACACAAATGCTGTAGTCTACATCATCGCCCACAAATTCGGAGGTCTCATTAAAGTAGACCGGTGGTGCAGGCTCGTAAAAATCGACCTCTCTGTTTTCAGGTGGCTCATAGAAGTAAACAGGCTTTTTAAATACCTTATTAGCTATTCGTATACGCCGCAAAGCAGGGTCGAACAAATCGTTTAACATAGCTTCCATGTAAACTATCTGCGAATTGTGGCGCACTTTGTATAGGCTGTCAATCCTAAACCGGACAAAATCGCCATGTAACAACACTACAATACGTAGCAATGCTTTTACTAAAATGCGGTTAACTGTTTTTCTAAAACTGGTCAAAAGCATATTGTCTGCAAAGACGTTCCAGTCAACTGTAAATACATTCATTATTACACAATCCAGTTTAGTTGTAAATCATCAATTTCGAGGTAGCCACCATCTGCCGTCCTATAGACACTAAATGCACCAACATTAGGAATGCCGGTCGTCTCATAACTGTAATCGCCGTACTTACTTGCGGCCATTGTAGTTTCTGCCTCAACAATGCCCTCAATCTTTGTCAGGTCGCGCTCTAATTCCTTAATATTTAGTGTGCCGTTAAACTCTATACTTTGCAGGATTTGTTTTATAGCGTTCTGCACGGGTGTATTATTTGTGCCGTCCAGTCGCTGCCCCTGCGGGTTTAGAATAAGGGGGTTGTAATAAACGTCAAGGTGCAGCCTTAATTTATCAGCTATTGCAGTGGTAACAATAACCTGTGTACCTGCGTCCACAACCTTTCGGTCTATATAATATTTCAGGGCTTCAAAGGCTTGTAAAGGCACAGGCTGTAAAGTTCCATCAGCGGCAGCAGTAGCCACTTTAATGCGTAATAAACCATAACCGTTGGTTATCACTCTTACAGCTGCGGCCTGTTTAATAACTTTTGCGGCTTCTATTGCCTCATCAGTCATACCTGTAGTATCAAATACATCAGTATCGGTTATCAACGGCACTCCGAACATAAAGCCTAACGTTTTACGCTGATACCAGGCTTGCGTGTGCGGTTGCTGTTTTGCCATTTCTGCTTGTATTTCAGCACGGAAAATATCCCATAGGTTTTCAAGTGTCCACATAGCATTACTTACTACGTCAAAAAGATTGTTCTCTAAACTTAAAAGTGAAAACTGCTGTAAGAACGTGAGGCCAATTTGCAGGCCGTATTTTGCAATAACCGTCGGGTTAGTGATAAAGGGCCTCGTTAATATGTCTTTAATTTCTTGTTGAGATCGTGCCATAGTTATAAGAAAGGGAATGTACCTGGGAATCCGTAGCTAACGTTGTCGTTTGGTGCATCAGTTGCTGTAAATAGTGTTGCCGGTGCCTTACCGTTTCCAAAAAGGTCTGTTATTGATTTTTTGACCTTTCCGGCAATAATATATGCCGCGCCAATTTCAGGCGTATGTGTGATGCTCACATTATTAGCTAAAGCCATTTCAAAAAGGTTTCCTATGTCGCCCGTCGCCTCATTTACTATATCCATGAAGCTTTGTCCCTGTTTAGCTATTATAGTGAGCATCAATTATTATAGGTTTATTTGGGTATAAGTCCAGTTGTTTTGTAATCAGGCCATCTTTTAAAAAGTGTTCTCTTGTCCGGTGCCTGTACTCAAGGTAATTTTCTGCAAGCAATAAATCTTCAAAACCTACTCCTATATCAATTCGGCTCTTAACGTCGCCCTGGTGGCTCATAAGAATGAGTGCCTTGTTTTGTTGCAACGTGTTACCTACAACTATACCCTGAATGATCTTACCTGAGGCATCGCGCCTAACATCAATTTTCAAATCCAGTATTTCGCCATCTTCGTTGCTGTCTATAAGTTGTATGCCTGTATCTTTTCCCATTATTGTAAGTTTCCTGTAAAAATCCCTGTTACTGGCCCGTTAGGAGCTGCAAGGCCATTAACATAATTTATGCTTGCCGATTTTACAAAGCGCTCAATAGCCACGCTTAATCTTTCTGCAAACTCATCATCGCTAACCTCTGTCCGGGTGCGCATGTCGGTGGCAATAGTTTTTATATCCTCTTTAAGCTGTTCGGTATTTAATGCCATTTAAATCTATTTTAAAAGCTGATTAAATTTAACTTCCCATTGTTGCAGGGCATCTATGGTGTTAGGCAGTGGTACGCCGCTTGGCCCCATTGGTGTAGATACCGTTAGCTGTTTTAGCAGTACTGCCAAATCGTTCATTATATCTACAAGGCTTGCATCGTTATTTTTAATCATCACTTTGCTATCTGCACTGTCGATCAGTATAATTAAGCCACCCTGAGACAGTTCCATGCTTTGTGCCTGATCGGCTTTTATGATAGTTAAGTCGTCAAGGGTACCATTGCCTGAAAGCATTAGCACATCACTCCCTATTTTTGGCGTTATTAGTAAATAGTCTGCCGTGTCAGATATAGCAGCCTTAAGGCGAACGTTACTAACTATAAGTCCGGTTACAAGTTTTACGCTGCACGTTTGCCCCTCAATACTTTCTACAACCCCACGAACCGGGTAATTAGCATCAGCATCAACAATGCTTTTTATTAAGGCCTTAATCTGAGCTGCTTTATCCATTTCCTACTTTTATTCCTATAGTTACAGTACGTTTGCCGCCACCTGAGCTAAACGTTGTGGTCACAGCCACAACATAATACCTGCCATTTTTAAACTCGTAATCCAGGTCTATAAGTTCAACCGTGTATGTTGGGCGCACAATAGGGATTAACCAACTATCAAAAGTGCCATCGTAACCATCGTAGTTACTTTTTACAAGTGCAGCCTGCGCAATTTTGCGCATATCGGCATCACTCATAGGCCCCACATTTAGGGTTATCCGGTCGCCCCCTGTAACACCCGCTACAACTTCTTTAACTTTGCCATCAAGTGAAGTGCTTTTTATATGCACCTCCACTTTTTTATCAATTGCCCTTTTATAATTTAGGGACGAACTTTCTATATTATGATGAAACGAAAATTTCGCTTCGCCACCCTTTTCAACGTACGGGGGGTGTATATGGAGTGTCTTTGTTGCCGTATCAAAATAGATATTACCTTTTGTTTCCTCCTGTAACTTTCTCAATACATCATAAGCTGTTGCCTGATGTATGGTAAACTTTTCGTAATTAATGTCATAATCACAGCTCACTTTGTAAGATGGGTCTACCTGGTTAACCAATAGCTGCGCTATCCTTTTTACACTTGTTGGCTTTAGCTCTACATCTTTAACCGATTTTCTGAATAAGAAAAGCGCATCTTCACAAAGTATTTTAAGCGTGTTATCGTTAGTAGTGATATTCTCGACAAAACCGGTAAACTCAGTTTCAAGGTTGCCATCATAGCCCAGTTTTATTACTACACTGCTGCCTCGCTTTATCTTGCTTTCAATGTCTTTTAAAATAACCTCGTTAAAAACCGCCTCAGGCAGTATTATTGTAGCTGTGTCGGCAAGATTATCAACACTGCATACAATAGAGCATTCAGCCATTGTGAGTAAATAATGATCTTCGCCATTTGTAGTAAACTTCACTTCCCAATCCATCTCAAAAAACATAATCAGGTAAGTATTAAGTTAAAGCTCTTATCACTGTATGCCTTAATAGTGTAGGCCTGCACATTTTCGCCTTTGGTAAAAGGGAATGAAAAATCTTCAATAGCAATACGATCAATACCTGCAAGATGCAAAGGCTCACACCACACATAAATCGCTTTTGCAGATGTCAAATAATCTTTAAGCAGCCTGAAATCATTAATTGGATAGCAGTCCGCGATGCTACCGGTAAGTAGAGAACCAATTAGAACGCCCGTAATTTCAATAGTGTAATCATCCCTGCTAAAACGCTCCTTAACTGTACCCTCAATTTCAGATACACCAGGTACATCTTTCCATTTCGCGACATTTCGTCGTACCAAAATATTTTTACCCGTAATATTTATCATTGTTTCATAAGGCAGTAAGAACTTTTCGCCGTTTTCTGTAAGGCTGAAAGAGAGAGGGAAAAACTGTTTATCTTCCGGTATAGGTGCCGGTGCCTGATTAGCTGCAAACGGTTCTATTGTTTGCGCATTTTGCACATTGTTAGGCTGGGGCTGTATAGGGAATAATGGCAAACCCGGTAATACGTGCTTTTGCAGCTCGTTTTGTATCACTCCAAAGCGTGGTAAGCTCTTCACTATACCGCTACCTAATAGCGATGCGTATAATATTTGTTGGTTATTTAGTGCCATAATTAACTGCCTGCTGTATCAGCCATTGCCAACGTTCGTAATAACTGATCGGTGGCTTGTGTGCCTATGTTTTCAATTTCCTCTTTGCTGCCATTTACGGTATTGGCTTTTATGCCTATCATTTCCTGTAGATGGATAGTTATATAATTTGTTTTAGAGCCACCGGTGGCAATTGCTGTGTTAGATTTTTCTAAGTTGCTGCCACCATCGCCCAAACTTGTTTTTACTTTTCCTGAGCCTGGCATTTTCGGGTCTGCAATGCCTCCCATGCCTAAAGCTCCTAATAGGTCGTCCTTAAAATCGCCTATGCTTTTATCGTTTATCTTAAGGCTGCCACCTGCTTTTTTAAAGTGGTCAATACCTGCTTTACCCTGATCGATGATGGCTTTGCCCTCTGCCTTTACAGCCTCCATACGATTATCAGAAGCTTGTTTTATCTTTGCAAGTTCAATTGTAGCCCCATCTTTATCCCAAAGACTTTTTAATTTATACCAGGCTATTTTTATCCTGTCAATTCCTGATAGTATCACATGCTCCCATGCTAACCATCCAAACTTTAAATAACTCATTGCTGCACCAAAAATGGATTTGACCCCCTCAACTGTATGGTGCCAAGCTTCGCCCCAACCATCAACTTTGTAAATAAGAAATCCGATCAAAGCTATAAGGGCAATAATACCGGCTATAATCCACGTCATTGGGTTTGCGAGCATCGCGGCATTTAACGACCACCAAGAGGCTGTTTGTAACATATTGGCTACAGTTACAATCCCTGTCCACGCTGCCTGCGCCATCGCTGCCGCTTTCATTAATACCATAGAGGCAACTACAGAACCTATGGCATAAACTGCTGCCATCATTACAGGGTTACCCTCGTTAAACTTATTTATCAGCCATCCTATTCCGTTGCTTGCTGCATCAAGTGCCGCACCTGCAAGCGTAACAATAGCCATAGCAGCAGGTTTAATAAATTCATAGAACTTTAAGAGCTTTTCGCTAAGGTTATCCATGAGCTGTGCCCAACGGCCTCCCAATTGCTGTCCCATTTTTTCAGCCATATTGTGGAACTGGCCACCCTCAGCAGTTGCAGACATAAAGGCATCCGTAACCGTTTTTGCAGAAATCTGCCCTTTACTCATCTCGTCCCTGAGGACTGCCATGCTCTTACCTGTTTTCCTGCTTATAATACCAAGCGGGTTAAAGCCGGCATTAATCATTTGTAGCAAGTCCTGCCCCTGTAACTTACCTGCGCTACTCATTTGCGAGAAAGCAAGGGTAAGTGAGTTCATGCGATTAGCATCGCCCATTGCGATATCGCCAATTGCTTTTAGGTTCGGCATAACTTTTTCCTGAGCAATACCAAAACCCAGCATCATCTTTGCCGCTTCGCCCAAACCAAGTTTTTCGTAAGGGGTTTCCATACCATACTTTGTAATATCAGCTACTAATTTTTTAGCGGCATCTTCACTGCCAAGCAATACCTCAAAGCTTGTACTTTGCATATCAGCTTCAATACCTTTCTTTAGTGCAGCACCACCAACCGCACCCGCTATAACAAGGGGATTAGTTAACAGGCCTGCAAACGGTATCTGGCTAAATGCGTCTTTAAACCATCTGCCGGTCATGCTGCCGCCCGTTGTGCTTTCAAGGCGCTGTATTTGCCTTTCGAGCGTGCCAATTTCGCGTGTATACCTTTGTATGGTTCCAAGCTGCCTTTGGGGTATCCATTCCCTTTCAGACCTTAACAAATCAAGCCTTTGTCGCAAAGCTCCAACTGCGTTACCACTGTCCCTTAGTGCATGGCCTACATCACGGCTCCTACGTTCTAAGGCGGCAAAGCGGTTTAAGGCTGCATCACTATTAATGCCTACTTGCCTAAGCTTGCTGCTCATCCTGTCTTGCAGGCTTAGTGTATATTCAAGTATATTAGCCATTTTGTTTCTTTGCTTCCTGCTCTCTTATCCAATCAAGTTCACGCACACGGCGCGCCCATTCGTCAATAGTCAGGTTATAGGGATTGATTTTTAAATGGTAAGACAAGCCTATATTAACCTGCCTTAGCCATGTAGTCCATTTAAACATTCGCTTAGCCCATTCGGCTGTACTAACGGTATGAACTGATTTTTTTTGCGGTGCCTCGCCTGTGGGAACGTTCAGGGATAAAGAGGCATCCGCTAAAGCTTTTCCACGGTTGCCGTAATGGTCTCTACAGTTTCCATCATCATACTGCTTGCAGCCATTAGCCTTGCCTCATCGCCTGTAACATTGTCGCCACCTAAAAAGCAGGTGTTAAACAGGAAAATGTTATAAGTAATCAGCCTGCCTTGCTGTAAGTTGGGCTGTGCCGCCTCGATCTCCTTAATTTTTGGAGATCGCACATAACATACTTCGCCGGTTGCTAATGGTATTTTATAGACATTACCATGTTGCGCTTTCCAAGTGGCGATAACTTCGGGTGTTACCTGGTCGGCTGTTGGGGGTGTAGGTTTTGTTGCCTGCATCGTTAAATGTTTTTAAGTATGTCGAGAGCCATCCACGGGATAGTAACCTCTTCAAATTTATCGCCCTGTTTTATCTCTTCGCTTTCCTCAGTAAACTGCAAACCGACAATCCTGTTAGTTCGGTTTGCGTTACCTGTAGATGGGTTTCCATATCCTACCAGGCTATCAACCACAAGTCCTAATATGCTGCCGTTACCGGCATCACAAAGCACATCGTAATCTTTCTTAAGCATCGTAAATTCGCCCTCATACGCAAAGTTGCCGGTGCCTATGTAAAGGGGCTTGCGCCCTTTACCGTATACGGGCTCTTTTTCAGCTTTTGTTGAGTGTTTAACACCACGAATACTTAATACATCGTGGCCACCAATAATTACTGTAATATCGCCCCATTCATAATCTCTGCTGTCAAATCCTGCCATTCAGTTAGTTTGTTATTGGGACAAAGCCCAGTGGTACGTCTATGTATCTAAAATACCCTCGCGGCTTAATCTGTAGTTTAGACAGTTTAAGGCGTGAACTCGATGTAACGTTGTTGGTAAGGTCTACCACACATAGTACACCGAGGTCTTTAGGGTCGCTTGTATCTATTGAAAGTTCGCCTTTCATGTTATTGCCAATGGCACTAATTACAGCCGTTTCTATAGTTTTAGCGACCATTACGTCAATGGTGCCATTAGGGTTAACCGTGCTGTCATCAAGTAAAAAATCTATCAGCGCACCATAAGCAAGCCGGTAAGCTTTATCTATTGTCCTGCGATGTGTTCCGTAATGGTAATCATCTGTAACAGGGGTTACCGTCGGGTCATCTGTAAAAAAATATCCGCTACGCCCTGTATGGTTTCTAAAGCTTACATAGCCTTTATCGTGAAGCGCGGCTACATCATACAATTCAGCTTGTATATCAAGGATAAAGGCTGTGAGTGTATTAACTGCCCCATCGCGCGTCCTTGCCGGATTAGCGTTAACGGGGGTTTTTGCTTTCCTGCCTGCTAAGAGGCCTGTGGCTGCACCTTTACTTGGTGGTGTGGCTGTGCGCCTTTCGGTATCGCCAAGCATAATTTGGCAACGGTCATAATCGAGGGTCAAAAGGTCTTTAACCGTTGTTTTATTACCGTCAAAAGCATACCCCTCAAACAAAGTATAAAAAGGAGCATACCTGTTTTGGGTGTAGTTTTCTGCAAGGGTCTGCGCTAATGGCAGTGCCGCCCATACATCGGCATCAATACCGGTAGTAATTACAGGTGCATAAGTTCCAGTCGGCGAAAATGCAGTAAACAACATCGTAAGCTTACCATTGGCAGCATCAAGCAATTTCTCAGCAGGGGTTTTACCTGTAATAACATCTACAGTAAACCAGTCGCTTACTTTCGTGGTTTTTGCAAGGCCCATAAGCCAAAGCTCTGTACCGTCGCCTGCCTCTGCATAAAATTCTTTTAAGGCTTTATACAGTACATAGTTATCTACACTTGGCGTAATACCCAATGCTGCAACCTGGCTCATGCCCCGCACCATGTAGGGCGTGTTTAGTACAAAGGTGGTAGACACCGCCGCCGCGCTTGCCAGTAACCCAAACACCCCATCGGGCGTATCAAGGTACTGGCCTAACTGGCCGTTTTGAAAGTTTATATTAATACTTGGTAATCCCATTATTCAGCAGGGTTAGTAAGTTCGGCAGTCTTTTTATCGAAAGCTGCAATTACAGTTTTACGGGTGTCGGCCTTAAATGGCTCTAAATCTTCAAGTGTTGTTACTGCCTCTATCTGTGCAATAACTTCTTCAATCTTTTGCTTTGCCGGTGCAGCTTCTTTTGGCTCAGTCCTTTCTACAGGTTTAACCATTGTATCTTTAAGCCCTTTTGCATGGTTCTTAGCATCCTGCAACTTGTAGAATGCTTCGCCATCACTGGTCTCGAAATAAAGGTCAAGGTTTGGGTTTTCCTTAAAAATGTCGGCGGCAACAACTGCCAGTATTAAAATGTTTTTCATGCTTTTATCGCTTTAGTTTGTTTTGAATTATCCAACCTGCCCAGATCAACCCTAAGAGTATAAATATCCGGCCAAGCCAAATTTGAGTTGTTTGCCATCTTGTGAGAGGCTTATCGATTAGGATAGGTGTTTGCTTTTTGGTTGTTGTAGTTACCTGTTTACTTTTCCAAAAGGCATACAGCTTAAGGCTGTCTGAAAGGCAATTGCACCCAATAGTATCGTTTTTAAGCGTTAACATTGGTACTCTTAATTTTCTGCCTGATACCATTTTTACAACCTCCCTAAGCACCGGCTTACCATTTCGGCACTCGATAAGTGCCTTTACTGCCGAACTGTCCGGCACATCGACAAAAGTGGTGTCGTACAGCGTTTCAGTTGTAGTAATTACAGTTGTTTCTTTTTCAGGCGGCAGTTTTGCCCTGCATCCGGAAAATAATGGTGCGGCTAAAAGCAGCAACATTATGAGGATGCACCCCCAACATCTTAACTCTGATTTTTTCATAAATTAAATTCTTAAAAAGCCTTTGCAGGCTGATATTTTACGGGTTCGCCTGCATACTGCATAGCCCTCGCGGCTACCATCTGCATTTGTATTACCCTCGATTGTTTGAATAACCCCATTTGATAATACCTTTTCAACAAATCCGGTGTGGCCTGCGCCGCCACCAAAATCCATTATAAAGATGTCGCCGGGTTCGGGTATGGTTTTGCGTAATTCGGGCTTTGCGTTCCATTGTGCAAGTACGCCCCCTGTCCTTTTTAGCGGGTTGCTCAATTTTGCCTGAGCAACGCACCAGTATACAAAAGCCATACACCAACTGTAACCGCCGCCCAGCCCCACTGATTTTAAGTATATTTCTACTTCTGGGCCTTTATTAGAACCCTTTGGTTTTTCTGTTACGCCAAGTTGGCAAGCGGCTATTTTTAAGGCTGCGGATGCAGTAGGTGTCATGCTTTTATTTTAATTGTTTGTATCTTTTTAGTTCGTCTGTAAGGCGTTCTATTTCCTCAATAAGCAGCTTGATCTTTATATCCTGCTTATCAATGGTACTAATCGCTGTATCAAGCCTGCGCGAAGCATCATCTAACAGGTTTTGGTAAAATGTTGCTGCGGTTTTTGCTGCATCAAGTTCAGCGAGCTTAGCCTCAGCGTTTGTTTTACGCCTTGTTAGGAGCCAGGTAACAGCAGCCGTTACAACTGCTGTTATTAGGCTCATTAATGCTTCGTTCATGCTTAAAAATGGGTTAGATTATAGCGCCGTAATATTTAAGTTCTACCGGTGTCGCTATGAAGTAGTGACGTAATGAAAGAATGTTTGTCTGCGTTGTTGGATTTGCAGAAGCAGGCGAAAAATATAATTTTGTCTTACCTGTTTTCTTTCCTACGTTAGCTACGCAAAATGCAACGGAGGCCATTTTATCGCCAGCAACCGTAACCGTTCCGTAAGCTCTCTTTACCCCGGCAGATGTATACATTGGTAAACCCAAATAAGCATAGCATTCAAATCCTGCGATTGACTGGCTAAGTTTACCTGTATTGTGATCTACGAAAAGGTTAGCGAAACGTTCTTTATTTTTTAAGAACCAGTTTACGTGATCGGGCTGCAATACTATGCGCCTGCCCTCAATTGGAAAGTCCGCTTTTGTCATTGCATTACCTAAATCTGCCATTGCATCGAAAACGTCGCCGTCAGCACCAATAACTAATACAGGGGTGTTAGCGGTATTTTGTGCCGGTGCAAGTGCATGGATAGCCTTTTTGTTTTTAGAGATTGCAGTTTCTCTACGATGCCCGTTTGTAGTGCTGTCTATTTTATCATAGCTTGCACCCATCGCAGCATCATCACTAATTGATGTAGGCCTTGTCTGGTACTTATCCAAGGTAATGGTAGAGCTCCCATCCTCATGCTGCTGTATCTCTAAAGGATAAGTATTGTTGTTGATAAGAACCTCAGGCCTTAAGGTCTCAATTGAGACGTGAATTATATTTTTTTCGGTTGCAGTACCTGCACCTAAAACATACACTTCGCCGTCAAGTTCAGGAATACCGTCGAGCCAAGGAGCTACATCCTGTGTAGTTAATATTTGGCGAACCCTTTGTTCCCAAACTTCTGGAAAATTTGCTGGCATTTAAATGCGGTGTTAGTTAGAAAATAGTTTGTTGTAGTCGTCTGGTCTCTCGCTTTTAAAAGCAAGCTGTGCCTTTTGGTCAAGCGCAACGAAATCATCGATCGTCTTAACATCGGTAGTGTTCGGGGTTCTTGTACCACCTGGTGCGGTGCGGCCGCTTAAATTTGCTTTAGCCGGGATTGTTTCAAGTACACTTTTAGCATTTTCAAAATCCATTGCTAAAAATGCTTCTTTTTTATCAGCAGGGATTTTACCATCTGTTACTGCATCAGTAACCAAAGTGGTGTGTGCTGCAAGGCTGATGTTTTTAGCCTCTGCTTTTAGCTTTTGATTTTCCGTTGCAAGCTCAATAGCTTTCGTTTCAGCAGCATCTACACGAGCCGAAAGGCTTACAATGTGCGTTTCAATTTCTGCCTTTTCCATGCCATCCGTTGGGGCATCTTTAAGGCCAAGCGCAATAAGGCAGCGCAAGCCCAATGAAATTTTTGTACTCATTTTTGTTTCTAAATTAAAATTCGGTTCTGTGGGTGTTAGCGATAAACACATTTCTTTAATGTCGGCTTCGGTAAGTGCTATACCCTCTTTGCCTTGCAGATATAGCTGTAATGCATTTGGGTTTGATGGGATTGGTGTAATGGTGCCCTCTACAAGCTCACACTCTAAAAGCCATACGTCGCCGTTGATAACCTTTAGGTTTTCTTGGCTAAAAAGTAGCCCGACCGATGCGCCATTTATAAAACCCCTGTCGACTTTACCCGCTACTTTGGCGGCATCCTCATCGTCCATATCAAATTCGGGTTCGCCGGTAAGCTGTGCACCCTCAATTTCAAGGTTAATCCAGCGACCTAATACAGCCGTTGTATTATTATGATGATTGGAAAGCATTACAGGGTTTTTATCAAACCGATCTCTTTTTATGCCTTTAGTAGCTACATAAAAACCGTATGAGTTTTTTACCGTCTCATCGCTTAATACAAATCGTTTTACATCTTTTTTCGCCATTTAATTTTGTGCTGTTATCGCTGATTGTGATGGCAAAGATTAGGCGGCATTGTTTATTAAAAAATTACTTGTAAAGGCCCTTAACACTTGTGTTTAATAGCTTTACAATGTTGTAAAGCTGGTTTACAACTCTTTTTTTAGATGGCTTTACTAATTCAATTTTGTCAATAAATAGATGTGTATGGCAAGATTAAAACAGGTAGAAAAAGACTATGCAAAGGTGCTTTTTGTGAACGATAACCTTTCGCAAAAAGAGATTGCAGAAAGAATTAACGTAACCGAAAAAACGATTGGCAAGTGGGTAAAGGATGGCAAATGGGATGAGCTTAAAGTCTCTATGCTTACTACTAAAGACAATCAGTTAAAATCTTTGTACGCACAACTTGAACGTAAAAATATTGAGATCGCTACCCGCCCCATAGTTAGGGACATACCCGCTTTTATGCTTAAACCAGTTAAGCTAAAAGATGCTGAGGGTGCAGAAACTTTGGAGTTTCCAAAATATAATCCGGAGGATTACCCAATCAAAATTGGCAATGTACCTACATCTGCCGACGCTGATGCTATTTCTAAAATTACAACGGCCATAAAGCGGCTTGAGAGCGAAACTTCTATAGGCGATACTATAGAGGTTGCCAAAAAGCTTATACAGTTTATACAGCCTATTGATTTTGCCTTTGCAAAGCAGCTAACAACTTTTTGCGATAGCTACATAACATCTTTAATGAAGTAATGGCTAAAAAGACAGATAAGGCACAATTACATAACTGGTCGGCATTTGTAGATAACACGCGCCGCGCCACACCTGTAGACCTTAACGAAACGCCTACAGATAAGGCAAAACGTATAAAAAGGTTAGAGGCAAACGATGAGGATTGGTTTAAGTACTATTTTCCAAACTTTTACACGTCCGAACCTGCACAATTTCATAAGAAAGCCACACAACGGGTTATGGCTAACCCTGAATGGTTCGAGGTGCGCTCATGGTCGCGGGAGCTTGCAAAGTCAGCCCGTACCATGATGGAGGTTATTAAGTTGACAGCCACCGGCAAAAAAAGGAACTGGCTTTTAGTAAGCAACACTTATGAAAATGCCTGCCGCCTGTTGCTGCCATACAAAATAATCTTTGAGAATAACACCAGGCTTATTAACGATTATGGCGAACAGGTTGGCTCTGTTAAGTGGGAGGCTGGCGAATTTATCACAAAGCCCGGTGCAGCGTTTCGTGCGCTTGGTGCGGGGCAATCGCCAAGGGGTAGCCGTAACGACAACTATAGGCCTGATGGCATATTGATAGATGATATCGATACGGATGAGGAGTGCAGGAACCCCGACAGGGTAACTTTTAAAGTGGACTGGATAGAACAGGCACTTATCCCTACACGTTCCATATCGGTACCGCTATTAATAATAGTGTGTGGTAACATCATTGCCAAATATTGCTGTGTTACCGAACTGGCAAAAAAAGCCGATGTACACGACATTGTAAACATCAGGGATAAAAACGGCAAATCTACATGGCCTACAAAGAATACTGAGGAAATGATTGATCGTGCGCTTAAGCCTATAAAGCTAAGCTCACAGCAAAAGGAATATTACAATAACCCGATCATCATTGGTAAACTTTTCAAGTCGGTGGCATGGGGCAAATGCCCAAAGCTAACGAGCTGCGAGCAATGGCTTACCTACAGTGACCCTGCAACATCCGATAAAAAGACTAAGGACTCATCAACAAAAGGAACCGGTGTCATTGGATATAAAGCCGGTAAATATTACCTGTACAAAATATGGTTAGGTAGTATGACACAAAGTGAGTTTGTAAAAACGATTTATGATGCTAAAGCATACGCCATAAATAAAGGAGCTGATACTTGCCAAACATGGTTAGAAAATAATAGCCTGCAAGACCCATTTTACCAACAGGTACTAAAAAAGCTTATAGCTGCTATTGGAATTGTCAGAAAATTACGGTTAGCAATATCGCTTGATGCACGTAAAAAAGGCGATAAGTACGACCGTCTTGAAGCAACTCTCGAACCGTTATGGAGACAGGGAGACCTAATTTTTAATGAAGACGAAAAAGACAATCCGCACATGCAGCTTATGGAGGAGCAATTTCTTGGTGTATCTCCTAACTCAAAGTTTATGGACGGCCCCGATTTATTAGAGGGTGGCACATGGATTATACAAAACAGGGTAGCAAAAAGCGATAACACCTACAGCTACGGCAAAAGGCAAAACTACAAGTATTAATATGAAAGCAGTATATAAAAGAGTAGCCACCTATCAAATAGGTGTAGACATATTAGGGTTCCCAATCTTTGTACAACACGAAATTTATCAGGATAACCCGGTTCGCACAAAAAAGGGAGGCAACCACAAAGCCCTTAGATGGATAACCTGTATTGTAACGCTACTTAAACAGCATTAAAATGTTTGTAAACGAAGATGATTTCGGAAATGTTATTTACGGTTACCAGGTAGAGCAAATAACAGACGGTAATGATGATATTCTATTACAGGCCCTTGCTGCGGGTATTGAGGAAACGCGCTCTTATTTAGAGATAAATACGAACCGACACGATAGTATGGACGGCAGACTGATCTACGATGTGGTAGCCATATTTAGCGCCATTGGTACAGATCGTAATGCTCTAATACTACAACATACCTTAACTATTGCTAAGTGGCACCTGGTACAGCTCTGTAATGCTGATATTATTTATGAGCAGGCAAAAGAGCGCTACGACCGCGCTATAACTTGGTTACGACAACTAAGTAAAGGAGATATAACAATGAGCTCGTTACCGCTGTTAGCACAAACGCCGGATAACGATAACAGCCGTAAGCCTTTTAGCTATGGCAGCCGTAAAAAGTTTAGATATGAGTAAGTTTAAAAAATATAGGAAAAGCGGTATTAGCCTTGCTGCACAACAAACCACCAAGACCGCACCACCACGCGGCAACTTTAGCGTTGCACCTAAGAGTATAAGCAGAACCCGACAGGATATAAAAGCCTATGTGCAATCATTAAACGTGGCTCGTAATGCTGAGGCTCCAAGATGGTGGCCTTTTCAATTGTTGCTTAACGATATTTTCATGGATGCGCATTTGCGCAGCCAGGTGCAGAACCGTATAAATAAAAGCATCGCTGCGAGCTTCATTTTTACAGACATGGCCGGTAACGAATTGGAGGAGCTTACTAACCTGCATCAAAATGCTACATGGGTAAGTAACCTTAACCGTTATATACTGCAATCCATTTACTGGAAACATAGCCTTGTAGAATTTAAGTATGAAGATGGCCAGTTTAAATGCGGGCTGATACCCCGAACTAATATAGAGCCCGTAAATGGTTTATTCTTTAAAGATTACCACGATGATCTAAGCAGCTTTAGCTATAGGGATATGCCCGAATATGGCTCATGGATAATGGAGTTTGGCGACCCTGACGACTTAGGATTGCTTAATAACTGTGTGCCTCATGTACTTATGAAACGTTTTGCGCAAAGCTGTTGGAGTGAGCTGTGCGAGATTTACGGCATACCACCACGTGTAATGAAAACCAATACACAAGACCCCGCAATGCTAAGGCAGGCCGAAAGGATGATGACCGACATGGGAGCTGCTGCATGGTTTATAATTGACAGCTCAGAAGAGTTTGAATTTGCACAGGGTGTATCTACTAATGGGGAGGTTTATAAGAACCTGATACAGCTTTGTAACAATGAAATGAGCATGGTTATACAAGGTGGTGTGATCGGTCAGGACACAGCCAATGGCAACCGATCTAAAGAAGAGGTTTCGCAGGGCCTGCTTGATGACTTAGTTAACAGCGACCTTGCATTACTGGAACAATATTGGAATACTACCGTTATACCTGGCTTACAAAAATTGGGCATACTGCCTAAAAATGTTGTTTACGGTTATCCTAAAGCTGAGGACTTGGATAAACTATGGTCTATGACAAAGGATGCGTTACAGCATTATGATATTTCGGCTGAGTGGGTAAGCGATACCTTTGGCATCCCTGTAGAACCTAAGAAGCAGGCACAACAGCAAAACAAACCACTATCCCTTAACCTTAACCCTGATTTTTTCGTTTAAGCCCCAAAGCCTGGCATGGGTATTTTGGGGCATTGCATGGCCGCTTATCGTTTCTTTACGACTGCAATTGCGAAGATTGCAAAGCAACGCCTCAGCAACTTGCAACCTTATCTACAGGTAAGCCGTTTAAACAGCTTTTAAATACCGTTGAAAAGGCATTTAATAAATTGCATGAGTTGGGCAGCTACAAGCCTGAGGACTTAAATAAAGTAAAGGAATACAAGGCACTCGTTACTCATACCGCTAAGATTTTTAATACTGCGGTACAGGACAACGATATCCCTGCTGCAATGCTTAACAGCCTTAAAAATGACATTTATTTGTTTTCGGGGTTGCGTACGCATGCCGAACTATTTGAAGCCTCGAGGCAATTGCTAAGCGATGATGGGCAGGTAAAAGGCTTTAGCCAATTTAGCCGTGACATAGCGAAAATTAAGGCGAACTATAATCAAACGTATTTAGATGCAGAATACAATTTTGCTCTTACATCTGCACAAATGGCAGGGCAATGGGCTGCGTTAAGCCCAGATTATAATTTGCAATATCGCACGGCAGCAGATGAGCGTGTACGCGATACGCATGCCGCCTTGCATGATATTACATTGCCTGTAAACGACCCGTTTTGGCTATCCTATTACCCGCCTAATGGTTGGGGTTGCAGGTGCGATGCGGTGCAGGTTCTTAAAAGTAAATATGAGGAAAGCAACCCCAATATTGCAATAACTCGCGGCGAAGCTGCCACCAGTCAGATCGGTAAGGATGGTAAGAACCGCTTAGAAATATTCCGTTTTAATCCAGGTGCACAAAAGGTAGTTTTCCCGCCAAACCATCCCTATAATAAAGTGAGTGGTGCAGATGTAATTAAAGAGAATGTCAAAAATGGCAGCTTCAAAGTTACACCTGACATCTTGAAAGAATTTGATAAGAGAGAGATTTATGTGTATGAGAAAGGGCGTGGTATAGAATTTTTTAACGAGAACTTTAAAGGTTTTGACTTTATTGAACTTGACAAAAATATAAATGAAATTGCCCAGGCAAATGGTTTTAAAATTAATCAGAGAAATTTAAGCTTTTATGAAGGTAAGGTAAATATTGAGTATAGGGCTAAGGATGGCAAGTTTACTATGGTGCGATCGTTGTATCTCGATGGCACTATAAAGACCGTATCGCACGACCTCTTAATGCTTAATAGTGACCTACAAGGCGGTGGTCTCACAAAAAACTTGTTTAAGCAACTTTACAAACAGTATCAAAGTGCAAGCCTGCAACAAATTGAGGTGCATGCAAACATCGATATTGGTGGTTATGCATGGGGTAAATACGGATTTTCCGCAATTAGAAAATTAGATGTAGATTATATTTTAGAAGGTGCCGAAAGATTAGCTAAAAGAGGCGACCTGACCAAATTAGAGCTTGACCACTTTAAAGGATTGTATAAAAATCATTACAAAGTAAAAGATGCAGGGCCATTCCCTATGCACGACATTGCTCAAACATCATACGGTAAGAAAGTTTTATTAGGTAGCGACTGGTATGGCACAATTGATTTAAAAAATAATGCGCAAAGGCAGATTTTTGAAGACTACTTATTAGGGAAGTAACTCATTGTATTGTGTTGAATATTTGGCTATATCTTTTTCTGTTACACCATAAAGGCTTGTAACGTCAGAAACTGAGTAACCATTACGCATGGAGCGTATAGCAGAAAACACCCGGTGTCTTGTAGCTGTATCTTCTGATACAGCAAACTCCGAATGCATTTTTGTAGTAAGTTCTTCCTTAAAGGTTCTATCTGCCATAAATACAAAGGTATAAAAAATATGGATATCAACGGCTTAGTAACTAAAATTACTAATGATGTAGCTGTAGACCTTAATGAGGAATACAAAAGAAACTTTGAAAGGAAAGCCTTTTTTGACCAGGCATGGCCAATATCAAAGTTTAAGAATGCCAAAGGCAGTGCCATGATGCGAAGCGGTGCCTTGCGCCGATCTATTAAGTATAATGTGGTTGCAGGTATGATAACCTGGAGCAGCTCCCTACCATACGCCAAAATCAATAATGAGGGTGGCGAAATTACGGTAACGGTACAAATGAAAAAGTTTTTTTGGGCTATGTACTACAAAGCAGCCGGTGCGATAACTACAAAGAAAGATGGTGCAGCTTCTAAAAGCAAAAAGAACGAACGGTTAACCGGCGAAGCTGCACAATGGAAAGCCTTAGCTCTTAAAAAAGTGGGTTCTAAAATTAAGATCAGTAAAAGGCAATTTATAGGCAGCCATCCACAGGTAACAGCGATTATAAAAAAACATACAGACAACCACCTGCATATCATAGATAGTTATATTAAAAACAGTTTAAGACGATGATTGAAATTTTTAAAAGTATACAGGATAAAATTGCCGCAATTACTGTAGATAACGAAACAACAACGCCACTACTTAATTATGTGGATGAAGATTGGGGACAGCTTGACGATTATGGTATAAACTGTCCTGTTAAATGGCCTTGCTGCCTTATTGATGAGCAAAGCGAAAGTTATAGCGACATGGGTATGCAGCGCGGCTTAAACCCCATTAACAGGCAACAGGGCACATTAACTATTGTTCTTACAATAGCAAATGTAAAGCTTACCAATACCAGTTCTAAAGCCCCTTTGCAGCAAAAGCAACATGCGTGGCACATAAAAGAAATAAAGGAGCGTATACACGCCGAATTACACGGATGGGCACCGGTGGCAGGTCAGGGTAAGCTTATGCGGGTTTCAGGTAATAAAGTGGGGCGCGACGATGGTGTACAGCAACACAGGGTATTTTACAGCATGGGTTTAAACAATGTTTAAACAGCCATTTTAAGCTGCCTTGAGCTCTCCATTTCCTTAAGCTGCTTATCTACCTGTGTGCTTAAAATATTGTATAATGTAACGCGTGAAATTGGGTAGATAGGGTAAATATATTTTCTGAGCACCTGGCACGTCGAGATATCATCAGTCTTGTGTTTTAAGTACAATTCCTGAATAAGCTTATAACGTCGTAATGTGTTGAGATTTACAGTAGGTGACATAATGGCACAAATATATATAATATTTGGCAGATTATAAGAAAATTTTAGTAGGTTATGTTAAAGTACACTTAAAATTTTCTATTACAAAAAAGCCTCTCGATTGAGAGGCTTTTTTATGATTGGTTTTTTAGAACCCACGAGTTACCTTGCTTTTGAATATAATAATTGACCGCATTGGGAACGTCTTTAACGTGTTGGCTCTTATAGTCAGTTAGAGTTTTTTCAGTATCAGCTGAGGGGTTAAAATATTCTTTCCAAAAAGGGAACAAATTTAAGTACGTAGCTTGTACAGTACTAAGCCTGTATTTTTTAATACCTGTTTTTTCAAGGTCTACATTTTCGCCCTCATTAAAGTACACGAAATCTACTGTTGTATAAACGTTAGCTTGCACCTGATCATAGGTACGCCCCGAAATTTCTTTATCTGAAAGGTTTGCAGGTGCAAAAACATAACGTAAATTCTTCTGTGTAGGAGAATCTATAGTTTGATAAAGTCGAAGCTGCACTTTACTAAAAGAAACAATCTCATTAGCCACTTTTAAAGCATCTGCCTCAGACGGCAATGCCTTTAACTTCTGTAGGTAACTAACGTCTTGTGAATGTGCAAGCGTACCAATTAAGAAGCCTGCCAGTAATAGTAATTTTTTCATACAAAATGTTTTTTAGTTGATGCTTGGTTCATTGTATATCGTGCAAAATCCCGATGCTCTTTGGTAAATTCGTCATTCCCCAATTTACTTAATTCATTCAATACCATGTTTGATATTTCCATAATCTTTGTATACCTGTTTACAATAGCGTTTTTTTGTTTCATCCCTGAAATTGCCTCATTGTGAATAGCAAGATTTACACGCAATGCCCTTATCAAATTATCGCAATAAAAATTATCAAGCAACTTCCTATCACTGGGGTGTTTGCAAATAAAAGTTTGGTTACTGGTCAAAATTTTATCAAAATACATCTGCTTATATTCCTCAGCTGCTATATAGAATTGCTTATTGTAGATAGGGTCATTGTAGGAGATGGTTAACATTGCCATCAAATCTTGTGAGAAATTGTATCGGCCTATAATTATGTCAATGTTCTTAGACGTTTGTATAATTTCAAGGCTCTCTAATAGTTGAATTTGCATTCCCTTTAAAGATGAAATTTTATTAGATGGCTTTAGCTCAATAGGCCTAAACATAGGTGGCAACGTCCCGGCACGCTTCATTCGTATAGCTCTTTTTATTTGCCATACTATGAAAGCTATTAAACCGATGATCATGAATAGTACCACAATTATTTCCATGCTGCTAATATAATAAAAGGCTTGATTATCAAACATACCCATCAATAGGTATTTTTAACATTTGCACCATGTAGAAAATAATCATCTAATTAAAAGACTTTTTTACATTTGTATCATGGCTTTGATTACAGGCAATAACGATTTTGTGCGCATGGGCGACCTTGATAAGGTTGTGGGCGAATGCCGCGAAATGGCTAACAAACTTGGCCTTATAATTGCGTGGCGCATAAAAAAGCGCACAGCTGCTGCCTTATTAAAGTACGACGGCCATATTGTATGGCAAGCTACCTTTACGGACGATATGCCGCACCAGGTGCTTTACAATATGTACGCCGGGGTACAGGCAGAACTCAACAAGCGCACCAAAGAAAATCACGAAAGTATCATGCGAATGCGGCAAATGGAGTTAGAACGCCAAGCAGAAAAAAAGATTATGGACATGCCCACATGGCAGGAGCGTAGAAATTCCAAATAATAATAATATATTTGACGTGTAAAAGTCAAATTGTTGGATTCGATTTTCCTTTACCCTAAAAGCCACTTTTGCGAGTGGCTTTTTTTAAGACCTTAATTGTCCTTTTAAACCTGATCTACTTGCAATCCAATCTTCTATTGAATTTAAAACACTATGCATTTTAATTATAAAATCGTGCAGATTTTCTAACTCATCCGGTTTTACTAATCGGCTTGGCAAATTCGACTCACTATTTTTATTAAATATTTTACAAAACTCCTCTTTTATATATAAATTCTCCATAGTACAATTGGTGCAATACAGAAAATCTAACTTCTCATAAATACTTTTATCAAGTAATCTTGAACGTCTTAAGTCGGCTATTTGATTTTTGAAATCAGTATAAAACCCAATTTCAAAATATAGCGGCAAAAGCATCATATTCGCTTGCTGAGCAATAAACTCTTTCATATTGCCTGATAATTTGAAATTGCCCACCGCCATAAATTCTGCTTTGCGATTTAAGGCCATATAACTAAAATTATGTTCATGCAACATCTCGTATAAATTGAGCACGACCTCTAATTTCTTATCCATCACAATTTTTTTCAGACCGTATCTATCAGAATTTCGGATGGTAATTACTATTGAGGCTACTGCAATTATTAGTGCAGCAACAGCAGTAAAGTCTTTAATTTCCATTTTGCCTTTTTTCAAATATAAACAATTTCATCAACTATCGCGCGCCAGTTGTTCGACATGGCGTTATTTCTTCCCAGATGGCCAAAGTAATGACACGAGTTATCGGTAAAGCAACTCCTGCGAGTGACTTTTCTAATATTAATCCTTGCGCATTGCAACTTTAATTTTAACATTTATATATCTTTGTTTTACAATATTTTAATTGATGAGAAATAACATGGAATATTATAGGGTTATGCAGAACCTTTGCATGTACATAGGTCCAATATTTACAATTCTTGCAATAGTGTGTGGATTAGGCTATAATCACTATGGCAGCAAAATTAAATCTTTAGAAAAAGTTGAAAACATAGAATATGCAAAACCGAAAGATACTGTGAAGAAAACGTATAAAAAGGTCAAAACTGCTGTTAAACAGGGCAATAACAATAGTAATAAAGTTATTGGCAATAATAATCAGGTAAAAAATAACGAATATAAAAACGTCGATAACTCAGTTGGTAAATCTGGAAATAATGTCTCAGGAGATAATAACATTGTCAACCAATCGACAACTAATAATTATAGTAATGCTAAGGCTGACCGTCATGTTACTAATGATGATCTTAAACTTTTGTCTACTATCCCATTAGATTACACAGTAAAATTAACTATCGAGGGACAAGAGCCTGAAACATATCAATTCGCTAATGAGGTAAATGCATTTTTAAACTTAAAGGGCTACAAGATTATTGTTGATCAACCAGGCCAGATGGTAGGTGTAATGAGGAAACGCATGGTGTTTACATTACAACCCCAAGATAAAGTCGCTTACATTACTATATTAGAGTGGTACAATTTTGACTAAAACCACTCGTCATTGTCTCAAGGAAAAACCGTATAGTGGGTATATAAAAAAGGCGAGCAGATCTGCTCGCCTTTTTTTATACAATTTCCTCAACTATGGCACGCAAATTATTAGGCAGTGCGGTATTTTCTTTCCATACAGCTAAACCAATGGCACGGGCTGTAATTCATGCATCTTCTATTTTCTACGATGAGTTTATGACGCCAAATACTTTTATCAAGACTTGCCAACATTTTTAGATAGTATTTTAAGTGTCGTCATCACTCGAGAAAATAAGTAAACTGTTTAACATCAAAATCCCAAAAGTTGTAAGACTTATTACACCTTGGTCATTTTTTAGAATTGTCAAATCTATCAACTTGTTTATTATTTCAATGTTAAACTGAGAAACTGAGACTTTAAAATTTAATACCTTATAGAGCATTTGTAAATCAGTAGGGCCATTGTCTCGAAGTGATGAAAGTATTTTGATTACATCCTTGATTTGTAAATTCGTCGCGTTTCTTATCAGTTGACCAACAACAAACTTTGACTCGTTATAACTTTGTGTATTATTCTCAACTGTTTGTCTATATCTTGATATTTGTCCTAAATAGTTCGTAGATTTTTCTTTTAATTCACCATAATCAACCTGCAAATTATCCATTTGTTCATTTAACACTTTAATTTGTTCTTCACGTTGAAGAATTGCATTATCATAATTTGCAACAATTTTTTCATGAGAGTCAGTACTATCATCAATTAATTTTTGCATCTCGTCAATACGTTCGGTGATTTGCTGTTGAGTCTTCGTGCCATTTTTTTCCTGCGCAATATCAAATTCTTTCTTTGCTTTTTCTATGTCGTGATCTAACTCCTCTAATTCCCTGTCACGCTTAAATCTCCTTCTTAATTTGTTTATGGTTTTAATAGAAAACTCTAATATTAGCATAATAAGTGGTGCTAACAGAAAATAAAATATTGACTTAAGCAATGGTGCCCACAGCCTTTTGTAATCGGGGTCTGCAAAATTTTCATTAATATAAACTACACGTTCTTCAATATTTTTTTTAGAAAGAAAAAATACTGATAGGACATCCCAATTGTATATGATCAATATTATTCCATAGAGGGTTGCTATTGGATATTTGAGCCTCTCCCTCACCAGCTTTATAAACTCGTTTGCAGTGTTTTCCATCTTGAAAATTTAAAACAAATATACTCTTAAATAAATCTTAAAATACCTACTAATGGGTATTTTTTGATAGAGAATTATAAGTAAATTAGTAAAAAAAAAACCATGGCTCAAATACCCCCTTTTTTTTTAAACACTGTTGCAGCTATCAGTAGATCCGAAAATGGCTCTATATTTTGGATTGGAACAGGTTTTTTATATGGTGCACCAGTTGGTGACGATAATTATCGGGCATGTCTTGTTACCAATAAGCATGTCTTATATGGATTAAAGACTGTTAACTTGCGATTTAATCCGGAAGATGGCTTGCCAGCAGTAGACTTTGATTTGACCCTCATCGATAACGACGGCAAAGTTTTGTGGGAGGGACATCCATCGCCGGAAATTGATGTTGCAGTTATTTCGGTAAATATCAATTTTTTAAAAGAACAGGGTATGTCATGTAATTTCTTTGAAGGAGATAAACATGCATGGACGATTGAACAAATGAAATCTGAGGGTTGTGCCGAGGGAGACTTCGTTTATGCTTTGGGCTTCCCAATGGGTTTAGTATCAGATAGAAAATATGTGATTGTGAGGGGTGGCATAATTTCAAGAATTACAGATCTTTTAGAATACAGAAGCAAAGAGTTTATAATTGATGCACCGGTTTTCCCAGGTAATAGTGGAGGCCCTGTTATAATTAAACCCGATCACAATTCCATAGAAGGAACTAATGCAATTCGAAGCTCAAGACTAATAGGTATCGTAAAATCTTACATTCCTTACATGGACACAGCAGTAAGCCAGCAAACTGGACGTCCCAGGATTATCTTTGAGGAAAACTCTGGACTTACTTTGATTGAACCAGTTGACCATATAAATGAAACAATTGCTATTTTACATTCAAAGTTGTAATATTAAAGTCATCTTCTCACGATAACTCTGAGAACGGTCGTCAAAAAAGCCACTCTATAGAGTGGCTTTTTTGTATGAAAAGGTGTTGTGTTTTCCATTTATTTTTTATCGCGCTGCTCAATACCGTCTCGTTTGTCCGCCGGAAGCGAGCTATAGATACTATTGACTTGATTAGGCATGGCTATCATATATTGAACTATAATATTTAATAATTCAAATAATTGCCCAACAGTTTCAGGATCATCTACGGCTATTTGTCCTGGGTGAACTGCATCATTACCTGTTACCCTCACGATATCCAAAGACTGTTGAACAATAGGCGGCAGTCCTTTAGCAACTAAGCTTTTAATATCCGTATTAATATTCTTACCTTCCTCGCCAAGATCAACACATAAGATTTGTATTGACAGCCTGAGTAAGGCGGCAGCGCCCCGAGGCGACTTTGAACTTATTGCAGAAGCTTCTAAATATAATTTTAAAACATCTGGTGGCATGTCAGCGTTAGGAGGCGGGGCATTGCTTGTATCTGGGTAATAAAGTACATCGTTGATCCATACGGTTGATTGCAGGCAATTATCACATTTTCCAACTCTTATCGGGTGATCACTTCTGTTTATATTAATATTAAAAGTATTTTCAAAATTCCGTAACCACCAGTTCTGTTTTGCAATGGCATTACAATACGGGCAAGTAAATAAATTTGCAAGCACTTTGGGTTTGATATATGTCATTCTTAAGGTTTATTAATTAAAATAAATTTAAGTAATTTATTAAGATATTTTAAACTAAAATTAAGAATTAAATATAGTTTAAAACTTTTTTGGATTTATCACTTTACAGATTTATTAGCGGCAAGATCTTGCAGCGTGTTGTTAAATACCCTGCCTTTAAAATTGTCGGGGCGTTCGTCCTCAAAGCGGCGACCATTTAAATAAGTCGAAAGGTTTAGCTGTTGTACTTTTGGGTTAAATTTGAGCCATTGCAGGTACTTTGGCACATCCTGAAAGCAAAGTATAACCTCGTCTTCTTTTAACTTCTTAAAAGCCTTTATTGCGTCTTGCTTAGCCTGTTTGTTATTAAACAAAGACCACAAGGCATCAAAGCTGATATCGGCGGGGCGGATGGTTATATCAAACTTGGAAAGAATATCGGAGTTGTTTAACCAACGCTTTATAAAGCTATCCTCGTTTGATGGGAACCTCGCCGCCTGCTGCCCCTCAGGTACGGCGAAAAGCCAAATGCTTTGCCGTTCGTTAAATTCGCCGTAAGACACTTCCCAACCTCTTATGAAGCCGTTTAAATCATATTTAAACAGGAATATAAGACCGATTGTTTTGCCTTGCACACGGTAGGTTGTTAGTTGCTCTGTCATAATTTCGGGTCTAATTCTAAAAAGATATTTTGAGCGAGTGTTCGTATATAATTATCGCTGTTATTATCCTTATCGCTCATTACAAAATACTGTACGCTGTGTGCCTCGTGATATTTAAAAGTTATTTTATAAGATTTCTTTGGAGTGCCGCGGTTTAATATTCGTACCTTACTATGCAATTTGTCGGCTACGTCCTGAGCTATTGTAAAGGCAGCCTTGGAACGCCGATCTAATACAGGAAATCTTCGCTTATTTTGTTCGCAGAAAGCGTCAAAGCGCATACCTAAATAAGCAAGCTGCGGGGCTGTTAGCTTAAGTTCTATTTTCATCTACAATCTGTTATTGGTTCTTGGAGTTGTTTGCCGCAATCGTAGCAGGTTAATGCGGTGGTTTCGCAGGTGGCTTCAACACTTATTTCGCGTAAGTAAGTATTGTTGTGGGGGCAGGTTGCCGGTCGCGCGGTGTCTGAGGCTGGAAATATATTAGCGGTCATGTTTATTACGGTAATGAATTTTACAAATAAAAAAACCAGTGGCTAAGCCAATCATACAGGCCAGTATCATTCCGAGTATTGCGGCTTCTAACATAATTTAGGGGGTTTAGAATTTTGTTTAAGGCTCATTTTTTCGAGGGCGGCAATTACTTTGCTAAGCTCGTCGCCTGTCATTTTCATAAGGGGCTTACGTACCGGGCATTTAGCTGAGAGCATCCATTCGTTAAGCTTATCAAGGTCGGCAATGCGACCAAACTTGCCCGACCGTACAAACCAACCGTATGTAATGCACACAGAAAGCAAATACTTATGGCGTGTGTTCTTACTATCGAACTTGGCATAAAACAGGGGCTTATGTGCCTTGCATTTATTTTGTACCAGTATTTTATTAGCCTGGTCGAAAGTGAGGTCTTTACAGCTTATCTTGGTAACGTCTTCGGTTGCCCACTGTACCCATTCTTCTTTTATATCACGCGTTGGTGTGATGGAATGAATTATTTTAATTTGGTCGGCTGTTGCTTGCATAGGTTGTATCTATAAAGGGTCATTTCGGTTTCTATAATTCCATTTTCTTGTAGTTGAGCTATTAGCCTATTTCCTCTACTATAACCAACCCTAAATTTTAATTGCAGATCGGCGGCTCTCACAGCGTCTAAAGCTTTTACATATTTCTCTACATCGTCATAGAGCATATCTTTTAAATCTTCCATCTTAGTTTAAATTTTGCGCCCTGAACGGGGGTCGAACCCGCTTTTAAATTCCGCTAATTCAGGGCAACCACCTGCAACAAAAAGCCCCCTATGCAGGATTTTCAACGTGTTTTACTTTTCCTCGTCTAATAAAAATGACAGGTCAAAGTCTGTAGGAAATGGCGCGGCAGAAAGTGAAAGCGGTAAGTTTACTTCTATGCCCACACCGTTTTTATATTTCGCCTGTATAAACCAGGTTGAGCGCGTGGGGTTATAGGCATCTTCTATAATCTTTACACCTTCAAGCAAATTAGGGTCGCTGTAATCGTTAGTCATTTGCCTAAGCTCCAAAATCCTTTTTGGGTCAAGGTCGCCCGTTTTGGTAGGTCGCAGAAGGCGTGTGATCTGATTGATTAACTTAGCCGTTTGGGCATCGGTGGCAAGCGAGTTAATAAACTCCTTAACCTTGGCCACGCCTAAAAAGGCAGTATCGTCATAGCCCCGGTTTACATTGTAGCCTATGGTAATGCTGTCGCCATTATCGGCTGTAAACGTGTGCGACATTTGGTCTGACTTAATACCGTATGCTTCAAACTTTAATTTTATAAGTGTTTTCAGGCTGCTGTATATGTCGGCTTTTATCTCAGCGCCTATTTGAGAGTAGATTAAAAGCTTTTGAAAAAGCGTTGGTACTACCTCGTTAGAAAGGCTTTTATAGGCAACCTTATTACCCTCCTTAAGGGCTGTCCTGCGTTGTAGTTCTGCTGCTAACTCTCTTTCAGTAAGTTTAGAAAGGTCTACTACTGGCGATGTTGTTGGTGCCGGTGTTCCAACTATTTCTGCGGCTGTTACTGTAATGTCTTCTGTTGCTGTGCTCATGTTATGGGTTTTCAAGATTATTTAATTGTAATTGCAGGGCTTTTTTGTCGTTTTCTACAAGGTGCCTATCCTTGTGCGTGGGGTGTTTTAGTAGCCAGTAATCGAGGTTCTCAATCTTATCTTTAATTTGCTGTATGGTCATGCGGGTCGTTTATTATGGTTAGCTTTTTAGCGGCTTCAAACAGGCTTTTAGGATAGCTTTTGTAGATATCTATCATTAGGGTAGAATAAATCTCGCGGGCTTTCTCAATCTTAATTGTGCCGTATGTAGGAGCGAGGGTTTGATAAGCCTGATACTCCAATTCTTCATGCCAGTTATTATACCAGTTGCTTACTGCCGTATTAGCCAAAAGCATTTGCAGGGGTATTCCAAATTCGTGGGCATATTTGGTAGCCCATCGAATGTAAAGGCTTACATAAGCATCCCAATAATCGTCGTTGGTTTGGTTCAAAAATTTTGCTATTGATGTTGTAGTATTCATGGTGTAGTTTTTAGTCATTGTCTTTACTGGTAGTGCCTCTTAATTTTTCGTATCCTTCTTGCCAAATAATGTATAAACCTCCATTTGGCCCGATTGTCCGTCCTTTGCATGATGCGAGGTAACCGTTGCAGAAAATCTTTTGTTTGGCATCAAACATGAAAGATTTTTCTATTTCTGCACGTGGGTTTCCTCCCTGAGCATGCCCCGATATCACTATTATTTTGCGGCGGTATTTACGCTTAAACTCTAAATACTGATCAAAGCTTTTAAAGAAGTATATGCCTGAGTCTATAAACAGTACCTCGGTATTGTTGCCCCGCCTGTCTAAGTAGGAGCACATTTGTTCATAGCTGTAGGAGGCTGCTTTGTATCGTTCTTTAACATCGCCCATCCCTACGGTCTCATTTCTCTCTATAAAATCGCTATCGTCGGTTTCCTCTTCAAGCAAGTTGTAAAACACATACAAGCCACAAAGGGCAAAGGCTTTAGCCAATTGCATTAAAAAGTATGATTTGCCCGAACCTGAGCCGCCCCATATAAACCATACACCTTTATTTTGCGGCTGTCTGAATGCCTGAAAGAATGCGCCGGTAAAAGCGACCCTTACAATTTTTTGAGCCTGTATATTAGCTGCGGTTAAAGCCTTTTTAAGGATTAAACTCATGCGGCTTGTACATCTGGAATGCCCAATACTTTTTTAACCAATTGAACCGTTAAAGGTTCGCTCGTACGGTCGGCCTCACGTAAGGCGGGTACAAGCGCATCGTGCAGCTCGCCATAATTGTCACACATGGTTTGCAGAAATTTTGATACATCTTTTGGTAAGTCCAGCGTAAATTGAGAATAAGAACGGTCTATAAGTGGCAGCACACGGATACCAAATTTTATACGCCTCCAAAACTGTGGTATACCGGGCTTATCTCTTTTTCTAAGTTTTTCAATATTTTGTAGTAGTTGGGGGGTGCCAACTAATACTAAAGCGCAAAACCCGTTTAGTCCGTCATGTAGCTCTTTGGTGGCACATAGCGTGGGTTGCTTCATATATTCGGCCTCGTCGAATATTAATTGCGGATTGTAGCCCTGATTTTTAAGGCCTCGCATGTGCCTTGCTATATCCCTAAGCTTTGCGCTTTTAGTGCGGGATGCAGTTATTTTTAAGACATCAATAATTTTGTCTATAAGGTCGCCCAGGTTATCAGAGCTACCCACGGTAACAATAAAAGTATCGTGCGGGTTTCGGGCTGCAAATCTTGAAGCTGTAAAGCTTTTGCCGCATCCGGTTTCGCCAATAATCAGGGCGGTAGAACCTACGGCCTTTGCATCCTGTAGGTTGGCAAGTGTAGCCTCAAACTGGTCGGTTGGCTGTACCTGCCAGTATTCTTTTACAACAGAGTAGCCTACAAACTGGGCGAGGTTGTAAAAATGGGCATCAGGAATGGCACCCTTTTTTGAGCCTGCCGAATACATAAACGAGCTGCCCTCAGTAAGTATTAAACTTAGATAAGCCTTGTTTACGTTAGATTTTTTTGCCACATCTGATTGAGACATGCCGTGCAGTTCCATATAATTTTTAACTGCTGTTACTATGTTTTGCTTTACTGTAGTTTCCATTATAAATAATCTGTTGTGTTAACTTTAGACCTGTAATATTCCTGTTGTTGTTGCTGCCAACTCTTTTGCTGTGTGGCACTATCTTCTATTATTGCAGCTTCTACGAGCTGTTTGGCTTTATCCGGTACACGGCTTGCATTAAGCCTGTTTTTATGTTGCCCCGCACTATCCACTAAAATCAGTTTTGCAAGGGTGTCATTTAACTGGGGCTTGCTGCTAAATAATTCCTGCACTAAATCGGCACTATCACTTCTTACATCGGTTATATACTTCATTGCCGCGCTGTTGTAGTCTTTAACTTCCTGCATGCGCATTGCATCACCGGCATTACGGTCGGCAAGTGCCATGGGCTGTAAATAAGTTTCATTAAGTATAAACTGGTACGTGCCAACCTCTTTAACTTCTTTGCCCCGCTTATCGGCATTTACTACAAGTATTTTGCTTAAGTCGGCAGGGTCATATTTTGCAATCCAGTCCAGGTGTGCCAGTTTTCTAAAGTTTAGATCAAAGCTGTCGTACCATCTTGCCACCCCGTTTATGGTAGGGTTAAACCCGTCCGGCTGTAGCCTGTTAGTGTATCCCGTTGTACGGCCTAAATACTGTAGGTACATTTCATACGGCATGATGCTTTTGTACTCGTCAGTTACCTTTGCCCAGTTTTCAATAAATGCAGCCTGCTTTTTTAGCCTGTCAGCTTCTATAGATGATACAAGTTGCTGCCTGCATTCCTTTTCATTCGGGAACTGGTGGCGTATCTTGTTAAGCATTTCGTCATTAGGTTGGCTATTGCTGCCGCTGTCAACGTTATGCCCTGACCAGTTATTAAACATTTGGCAGTATTCCTTGTTAAAGCGGTTAAACCACGGCTCAATTATCTTTGCCTTAGCATTCTTAACCCTTGCAGGCGTATAGTGCGTAGAACATGCCTCATAAGCAGGTTGTAATGCCCCGCGCCCGTAATTATCACTTTGCAGTTGGTATGGCCTGTAATGCGCTCCAAAAAGCTCGTTAACATGGGCCATTGCATTTCTAAGAGCATCTTTAATAAGCTGTGGCGTTTCGTGGGTGCCTATTGCATAGCCTACAGGGTACTTATTAAAAGGGTCGAGAACCGTAACCATCGTTAAGCGGTTGTGAAAGGTGGTAACTGTATTGCCACCTTTGCCAACCTCAGTTTTTTGGTATAACAATTCTGCATCCCAACCGTCTAAAGTCCACATAAGCATTGGCAGGCTTGGCGCTTTACGTTTAATCTGCATCAGTTTATTGTCAAGGAGCGCGTTTTTACCGTTTCTACCGGCATATATCTCAATGCCCTTTTCCTCTTTACGGTTGCCTACAGTCTGGGCGGTTATAAGTTTCCAGTCCATCGCACCGGCAACGGTGTTATAAAGATTTGCTACCTGTGCATTGTCAAGGTTCGTGTGCTTATTAAGCAGCTCGTCTATTAGAGCCATTTGATGTGCATCTTTCATCTTAGAAGCATTTTGGTTTTGCAGCCTGCCCGATATAATCGCGGCATAACCGTCTCTTACATAGTCATTAACTTTCATTCTTAAACCTCTCGATGTTGATGGGAGGTTGTGGTCTACATCGCGAAAAGCGTTTACATCTTTGCTAAGGCTGTCCCATATATCAAGCTGTGTCATTCCTAATGCCTTGGCATAAGCCTTACGGTTACCTTTAATTTTGATTACCGCATTAAGAACCGAGGCGTTATAGGTGTAGCGTTCTATAAGGGCTAAATCTAATTTTCGGTTATCGTCACCATACCGGTGCGCGGCAAAAAAATCAAAGGCTTTGCGGTCAGCCTCGTAGTGCTCACTAAACCAACTCTTTTTTATTTCTTCTTTGTGGCTGCCAAATGCTAAGGTTATAGCATCTTTCCAATCCTGAGATAAAGAGGTGTGCAATACGAGCGCATCGATGTTGAGTGATGCCCTGCGTAACTGTTGCTCAATACATGTTTTGCTTTTCATACGACGATACAGCGCGTTATAAGCGATAAGGCACAAACTATTAGGATGTGGTTCCCTATCGTTTATCAGGTAGCTAATTTTTACACCAAGCTTACCTGTGTAGTATTCGTATGGGTTGGCTTTCATTTTATAAGCCCTTTAAGTGATCTATTACAGACCTAACCATTACTAAATAATCTTTCTTAATGCTCTCTGATGTTTCGCTATCCCTGTCCCCGCCAATCGACATGGTTATGAATCTTTGTGAAACCCCGTATTTTACTTTCAGCCGATTTAAAACCAATTCATGGTATTTAGGCTTTTTCTTTGTAGGTTTGTCCATTGTATAATTTGTTCCTGTTGTGAGAACAAATATATGCGCATTGTGCGTATAAACAAAACAATTTTTAAACTTTTTTACGCAAAATGAGTACAATTGTAGATAAGAAGCTGATATTAAATAAGATAAAAGACAGATATAAATTCAAATCCGATAGTGAATTTGCGGGTTTTCTTGGGATTAAGCCCACTACATTGTCAAGTTGGCACAGTAGGAATACATTTGATATCGAGTTATTATACTCAAAATGCGTAGATATTGATCCAGTATTTCTTTTCACAGGAAAAGGTGAAGTATCAAAAGTTCAATCGGTGGTAAATGAGCCTGAGACAGTTTATAGACTTAAAACAGATAACAATATAGAAAGCCAGTCGGTGCCTCTATATAATATTGAAGCTGCGGCCGGTATAGTTACTTTGTTTAGAGATTCAAAAGAGTTAAAACCTATAGATTATATCCAAATTCCTAATTTACCTAAATGCGATGGGGCTATATATGTCAGCGGCGATAGTATGTACCCGCTTTTAAAGAGTGGAGATATTGTAATGTATCGGCAACATGATTTAAGTAGCGGTATTATTTGGGGCGAAATGTATCTTGTTAGTTACGATCATGGGGGCGATGAAATTACGTCAGTAAAGTATATTAAGAGGTCTGAATTAGGAGCTGGACACATTAAGTTGGTTAGTCAAAATCAGCATCATCAGGATAGGGACATAGAGCTAAGCCAGGTAAGAGCTTTAGCTCTCATTAAGGCAAGCATAAGGATAAACTCAATGAGCTAAATTTTATTTTATTGATTTTTAAGGAGTTAAAACATTTTACTATACAATGAATTGCATTTATGGGGTGTTTAAACAGCCGTTTTTTCAATTTCAACAAATTTATAATACATCTACGGGGGTATTAAGCTTAATTTATAGTACAATAAATAAGCAACGCATAAAGCAACCCATAAGGTAACGCATACAATTTCTATCATCTTTTGTACGCACTTTGAAAACCCTTTTAAATAATCGTTTAAACATGCTTTAAATTTGTACTATGTGCATTGCAATGCCTTTAAAATAGAGGTTTTAAGGCGCTTTCGGGGGTATAGTGGTAGTTGTGTATCCGCAATGGTAATTAACTCGCTTTATAATGGTACTAAAGCGGTAATAAACGGTAGTTAATGGAAGCTTCGTTTCGGGCAAAAAAAAGCCTTAATTCTCGTTAAGGCTTGATTTCATTGGGTTTTTCGGGCAAAAATATAGAGAGTGTTTATACAGGTATTGTTTTATAGCCCATAATAGCGCTTTTTAAAAAAGTAAAAGACTATCCTGAAAGTTTTCTTAATGATGAGGTGCTGGTGTCATTAGCGTTGGCAATGATCGAAGAGGCGAGGGTACCGGTTGATACTACTATACCATTAAAAGAGAATGGTGGCTCATATAGTATATATGGTGAAGGGCAGATAGAGCAGGGGGCTAAAGATCAGATGGATATAGCCATGAAACTGCCTGTAACGGTTGCCGGAGCTTTAATGCCCGATGCCCACCAGGGTTATGGCCTGCCGATAGGCGGGGTATTGGCAACAAAAAATGCAATTATACCTTATGGTGTGGGTGTAGATATAGGTTGTAGGATGGCACTGTCTGTTTATGACATTCCGGAAGAACATTTTTTGCTTAACGAAGCTAAATATAAAAGGGAGCTTATTGCACATACTAAATTTGGCGCAGGGCACGGAAATCATGGTAGGTATAAAGCAGACCATGATGTGCTCGACAGCAACGATTTCAACATGACTCCTTTTATTAAAAAGCTGCACGATAAAGCCTGGTCGCAATTAGGAACGTCGGGTGGGGGTAATCACTTTGTAGAATTTGGTATTATAGAATTTGAAGAAAGAGATGAGGTGCTTAATATTGGTAAGGGCCGTTATGTAGGATTGCTTACGCACTCAGGTTCAAGGGGTTTTGGTGCAACTGTAGCAGGGCATTATACTCAGCTTGCAAAGCAAATTTGCAAACTGCCAAAAGAAGCTGCTAACTTAGCATACCTCGACCTTAACTCTCAGGAAGGGCAGGAGTACTGGATAGCCATGAACCTTGCAGGCGACTATGCATCGGCATGCCATCAGGTAATACATGATAAATTAACGACTGCGATTGGAGCCCAGGTACTTGCCAAAGTAGAGAACCACCATAACTTTGCCTGGAAAGAAGTACTAAATGGCGAAGAGGTTATTGTACACCGCAAAGGTGCTACACCGGCTGCTAAGGGTGTTATGGGTATTATTCCCGGAAGTATGACCGCGCCTGGATTTTTAGTAAGAGGCAAGGGAGAAGCGGGCGCCATAAACTCGGCATCGCATGGTGCGGGCAGGCAAATGAGCCGTACCCAGGCTATAAAGAGCATTACAAAAGCCGATATGAGGCAGGTGCTTAAAGACCACGGCGTATCTTTAATAGGTGCCGGTCGCGACGAAGCGCCAATGGCCTATAAAGATATCGATGCCGTTATGGCATCGCAGACCGACCTTGTAGATGTAGTAGCCAAATTCACTCCAAAACTGGTGCGCATGGCCGATGACGGAAGCAGGGAAGATTAA